TTTGAAATTCAAGGATTAGAGGTTCCAACACAATCCTTTGATTTTATACTAGAACCAACGAGATAATATGCCCTTTACTCAGTTTACAAGTTTAGACTTTGATCAAATCAAAGCACAAATTAAAGATTTTCTTCGTTCAAACTCAAATTTTTCAGATTTTGATTTTGAAGGTTCTAACTTTTCAGTTTTAATTGATACTTTAGCATATAACACATATATTAATGCATTTAATGCAAACTTAGTCGCAAACGAATCATTTTTAGACTCTGCAACGATTCGTGAAAATGTTGTTTCACTTGCAAGAAACATTGGTTATGTACCACGCTCCAGAACCGCTGCAATCGCCACAATTAACATAGGTGATATAAACTTAGGTGCAACAAATGATAGCACTCCTAAGTTCCTTACACTTCGCTCTGGTCTTGTTTGTGTAGGTAATGTTGAAAATACCACATATCGTTTTTCAATACCCGAAGAGGTAACATCAACAAGAGTAAGAGACATAGGAGGCACATCTTTTGCTCAATTTGACACTCCAATCAGTGTTTATGAAGGAACTCTTCTTCAAAGAGTATATCGAGTGGATACATCAACAGATCAAAGGTTTATTATAGAGAGTCCTAATATTGATAGTTCAACTTTAAGAGTATATGTCAAAGGTCCTCTTGATGTAGGACTTGGTAGAAAATATTCAATGGTTGATAATATACTTAATATAGACAAAAACTCCGAAATTTATCTTGCACAGGAAGTTCAAGATGAAAAATATGAGATTTTATTTGGTGATGGATTATTTGGTAGAAAATTAGAGAACTCTTCATTAATTACTGCAAGATATATTGTTACTGATGGGGCAGATGGTAACGGTCCTTCTAATTTTAGTTTCCAAGGTTCATTTACAAAGAGTGATGGAACATTATTCAATCCATTAGATAATGTAACCATAACTACCATTACAAACGCTTCTAATGGTGCTGAAGTTGAAGATGTGTCTTCTATTAAATACTTTGCTCCAAGACTTTACTCAGCACAATACAGGGCAGTTACACCAAGAGATTATGAAGCAATAATTGGAACAATTTTTCCTCAAACAGAGTCTGTTGCTGTTGTAGGTGGTGAAGAATTAGATCCACCACAATTTGGAAAAGTACAGATTAGTATCAAACCAAAAAATGGTACTTTTGTATCTGATTTTGATAAGTCACAAATAAAAAATAAATTAAAAAATTACGCTATTGCTGGTATTAATTCAGAAATAGTTGATTTGAAGATACTATATGTGGAATTGAACTCTACAATCTACTATAACCCTGCACAGGTAGCATCAGCAGCTGATTTAAGAACAAATATTATATCTGCTCTAACTGATTATTCAACTAATGTTGAGATTAATAAATTTGGTGGTAGATTTAAATATAGTAAATTAAATACCCTAATTGATAGAGTTGATAATGCAATCACTTCAAATATCACTAAAGTGATTATTAGAAGAGATATGAAGGTCTTAACAAATCAATTTGCTCAATATGAATTATGTTTTGGTAATCGTTTCTATATCAATCCTGCTGGTTTTAATATCAAGAGCACTGGATTTACAATTAATGGATTTAATCAAGTTGCTTATTTAACAGATGTCCCAAATAAAAATGCCAGTGGCAATCTTGATGGAAGTATGAAAGGCACTCTCAGTGTTGTTTACAAAAATAATAAGAGACAACAGATTGTTTTGATTAAAGATGCTGGTGTAGTTGACTATATGAAGGGTGAAGTTATATTGAATACGATTAATATTACATCTACGGTATCACAAAATAACATTGTTGAGGTACAAGCTTTCCCCGAATCAAATGATGTTGTTGGTTTGAAGGATTTATATCTCAGTTTTGATGTTTCAAATACTACAATAAATATGAATAAGGATGTAATTGCTTCAGGTGAAGATGTTTCAGGAATTGTATTTACGAGAGATTACTACACATCAAGTTACTCTAACGGAGATTTAGAGAGGAAATAATTTATGTCAAATATTGACAAAAGAGTCAAAGTCAATACTATTATTGAGAATCAGTTGCCAGAGTATGTGGTAACTGATTTTCCTAATGCCACTGAGTTTTTAAAACAATATTATATTTCACAAGAATTTCAAGGTGGTGCAAGTGATTTAATTGGTAATTTAGATCAATATCTAAAGTCTGATAATTTAGTTCCAGAGGTTGTGGTAGGTCTTACAACATCGTCTGCAGCAATATCGGTTTCTGATACAACTATTACAGTTCCAAGTACAAAAGGTTTTCCATCTGAGTATGGTTTACTCAAAATTGATGATGAAATCATTTCATACACAGGTATTACATCAACATCATTTACTGGGTGTATTCGTGGTTTTAGTGGAATAACAGGTTATAACGTTGGTATATCTTCATCTCTACTTGAAATAAATCGAGAAAGTCTTATTTTTAATGAAACTACTGCATCAGAGCATAGTTCAGGTGCGAGTATACAAAATTTATCAGTTTTATTCTTACAAGAGTTTTACAAAAAATTAAAGAGAACATTTTTACCAGGTCTTGAGGATGAAAAATTTTCTGATGATTTAGATGTTGGTAATTTTTTCAAATTTGCTCGTTCTTTCTATGAGTCAAAAGGTGTTGAAGAATCAATCAAAATCTTGTTTAAAGTATTATTTGGGGTTGAGTCAAGAATACTTGACTTAGAAGGAAACTTAATAAAACCATCTGATGCTGAATTTATTCGTCGTGAAGTCGTTGTTGCAGATTTGATAACACCAACTGGTAATCCACAAAACTTAACTGGTCAAACAATATTCAAATCAACTGATACTGCAACAAATGCATCAGTATCAGAGGTTGAAATTATAAAGAGAGATGGAAAGAATTATTTCAAAATAGCATTATTTGTTGGTTTTAGTGACCGTGATTTGATTGAGGGTGTTTTTTCTGTACCAGGAAGTACAAAAGTTCTTGATAAAGTAGATGCTGGTGCAACCATAATCAATGTTGACTCTACTGTTGGATTTGGAACAACTGGTACTATCATCAGTGGTGCAAACTCTCATGTTGATTATACATCAAAATCAATAAATCAGTTCTTTGGATGTAGTGGTATAGGAGTTGGTATAGGGACAGCAGATGATGTAAGAGCAGATGAAACAATATTTGGTTATGAGAATGGTGATTTATCGAAAAGAATTGATTTGAGAATCACTGGTGTATTATCAGAGTTAGTACCAATCACAGATATAAGTTTAATTAACGAGGGAGAAAACTTCTTTGTAAAAAATATTGGTGAAAAAATAGAGAATAGTAAAGAAAATTACAAACAAATTTTTGCTAATTCATGGATTTATAACACAAGTTCTAGATTCCAAGTTGAAATTACTGGTTCTACATTTAAATTAAGAACTATCATTGATAAATCGTCTCTAAAAGTAGGAGATAGATTTGATATTCTTAAAAGAAATGAACAAGTAATCGCTGGAAGTGGTACTGTTGCTAGTATTGATGTTGGATTAAATCAAATAACTGCATCAAATATCGCTGGATTTACTCAAGTAGCAAATCAAGAATATGATATTCGTAGAATAGTTGAAAAGGTAAGTAGTAGTGCAGTAACTATTAAAGAGGGAAATGATAATATTATTGCAGATACATTAAGTGTTTATGTAGATGGAAACCAAGATGGTTATGTTGCGTCAAACTCCCTTCCTAGTTATGACATAACAACTAATATTATTGAAGAAACTATAACAGGTGGAACTGCAGCAAACTTAGATGGATTCAATCCACTTAATAGTAAGTATAGTTTTATCAAGTTTACTCCTCCACCAAACACAGACATAAAATTTATTCAAGGTGATCCTGTTGTTTATCAACCAAGTGGAGGTGCATTAGTTGGATTAGATACAGGAAGAACATATTTTGTTGACCCAGTTCTACCAGGTCCAAATCAGAATATATCTAAAATTAGATTATTTAATTCCACAGCACAAATTGGATCTGCAAGCACTGTGCAAGTTGGACCAACAACATCAACAACTGATGTTCATAGATTTGTTTTGCAGAGACATCAAAGTAGAGAATTAGTCGCAGATAAAATTTTAAGAAAAATCCCTCTATCTCAAAATTTATTTGTTAGTTCAAATCAAGATATACCAACGAATGACATAGGTGTATTGATAAATGGAGTTCAGATAAGATCTCCTATTTCAGATAATCAGATATTTTTTGGTCCTCTTGAATCAATTGATTTGTTAAACGGGGGAACTGGTTATGATGTGGTCAATCCACCTATTGTTGGTATTGAAACAAGCACTGGAGTTGGTGCTGCTGTTGAACCGATAATAAGAGGAACAGTAAAAGACGTATTTGTTGACCCTCAAGAATTTGATATTAGTGCTGTTACTAACATTTCACTAACTGGTGGTAATGGTACTGGGTGTGTTTTACAACCAATTTTAGGAAATAGAAATAGATTTTTAGAATTTGATAGTAGAGATGTATTCTTCAATGGTGGAGTTGATATTGTAAATGAAACAATAACATTTAAAACCGAACATAATTTAGACGATGGTGAGTTAGTTTATTATAATTCTAATGGAAATGATCCAATTGGTATTGGAACTGCGTATGATCCTGCAAATCAAGTTGATACAACACTATCTGATGGTTCTCCATATTTTGTTAGAGTAGTAAATCCATCAACTGTTAGAATTTTCAATAGTAAAAATGATGCAATATTCGGAACTACTGGTATCAACACGGTAGGATTATCAACAGACACATCTGCAAGTGGTATTCATAGATTCAGAACAGAAAATAAAAATACTTTAGTTGCAATAAAGGTGCTTGAGAGTGGTTCTGGATATACACATCGTAAATTAAGAGTCAAACCAACTGGTATATCAACATCTTTGAATGTTGTAACATTTAAAAATCATGGATTTGAAAGTGGTGAAATTGTAGAATATTCAGCTGAAACAACAGCGATACAAGGTTTAACAACAACATCTTCATATATTGTTAAAAAATTAACTGATAGTACTTTCCAACTAGCAGATGCTGGTATTGGTGGAACATCAACTGTGGATTATGATAGAGGAAAATATGTTAATTTTTCATCTTCAGGTGATGGATTCCAGATATTCAACTATCCAAAGATAAAAGTTAATATAGAAGTTTCATTCGGTTCAACTGTAACAGGCACTATCGTAGCAACACCAGTTGTTACTGGTGAATTAATTGGTGGATATCTTTATGAAGAGGGAACTAATTATGGTTCAGTTACATTAGATAAGGAAGTCGTACCCAAAGTTGAGATTCAAAACGGTAAATTTGCTGAATTCAAACCTATAATTGTAAATGGTAGAATACAAGATGTTGCAGTTGTAAACAGAGGGAGGGAATATAATTCTGCACCTGAACTTAGAGTGACTTCTACTGGTGGAGGAGCAGGTGCTATTGTGAGAGCTGTTATTGAAAATGGTCAAGTTATAGATGCTATTGTAACGAATACTGGAATTGGATATAGTAGTGTATCGACAGAGG